GCCACCGAGCCTCTACGCATTTGAAATGATATCTCTTTAGAAATTGTCGTTGAAAGTGTTGATTTGTCTAGCTTCTCTGAAGGATTAACTGTAATTACAATATTATTATAGTTCTGACTTAGTGAGCTCTCATCGGAAGCAGTTGACGTGGGTCCACTCGCCATTGAGCTAGCAACCTGAGAGTACATGTTACCGACAGCGTTGGGCATCATGTTTACACCAAGGCGTTTACCGACTTCTTCCCAAATTTTTACGTTGCGGTCACGCATCCCAGGTTTACCTGAAATAAATGCTTCCCAGCGGGTCTCCGGTTCAGCAAACTTGTAAAGGTTTCCAGCGCGTCCTCGGTAGATACCTGACGCGAAGCCACCATTTGCATAGGACTGTAGCATTCCATTTGCGCCCTGGGTAATAGTGCCATAGGCGTTGTATCTGACGTTGTAGTTTTGGTTGAACTGGTTTCTTAAGGTCTCCCACCAGCTAAGACCAGCAGTGTCTTTTGTAGCACTCAGGATGGGGGCATACCTGCGCTTTCGATTATCTTCTCCTGCGTACTCTGATGCTGCACCCTGCACCCCCTCGATACCTTCTTTACTCTCAGGTGCACCACTTAGTTCAATAGAAGATTCTAATTCTTCAGGTGTCATTAAAAGAGTGTTAACATACTCTTCAGCTTCCTCTTCGGTCTTGCCATAGGCCTCTGCTTGTTTAATAAGCTCAGTTCTATTTTCCTCGTACTCTCTCCTCAAGTCTTCTTGACTTCCACCATTCTCGTAGTTAGCAACAGTCATATCGTTCATAGCTTCAGCTGCATCCAAGAAGGCAGTTAAATTTCTTTGACCCGCCTCGGTGGTCTTGTCAAAACCTTCGTCTTTTTGTTCTTGTGTTGCTTCGGTGAGGGCGTCCATCTGCTCTTCAAAGCGGATAGCTGCTCTTTCACCACTAATAGCATCACTTGTAAAACCTCGAATGGTATTCGCCAAATCTTGAATTTTTCCAGAAGTATCCAGTGTTGCAGCGGAAGTGTTGTTGAATTGGTCTGCAAGAATTTTCCCCGAGGCTGTGGTGTCCCCCATACTTAAACCAAGGAGAGACATATCATCCGTGGCAAAACCATTTTCCTCTGAAAGAGTTCTTAACTCTTCCTTATACTGAGGCATTGTATTAAGGATTTTAAGAAGTTGTTCATTGCTTCCATCAGTGTTGGATGCTAAGTCTTTAAAAGCATCTTGAGCTTGCCCAAGGTTGACCGTAGCAACTCCGGCAAGAGTTTCACCGAAAGAGAAGAGAGTGTCGTCCGCAACTTGCCCAACCTTGGCTGCATCTCGAACTGCTGGAACCAGCCCCAAAGTTATAGTGTTAAGTGCTGCCGCAGTCCCGTTATTCCAATCGTACCATTTACCAGTAATACCAGCTAAATCATCGGAGGTTGTGCTTATGGACCTACCAAAATTGTCTATTGCAGTATTTTGCCATATAGAGTCAAAGTCAGTTTCGGTGATTCCACGGACAGAGTCATTAAAATTATTAAAGGCAATATCAGAAATCTCAGCTTCTCTGTTCATCGCGGACATAGCACTAGCAACACCAGAGAACACAGCAATAAGTCCAACTGCCTTAGCCCCCGCACTAACCATCCCCCCAAGGGCAGCCCTAGCCGCTATAGCTTTAGCAGTTGTTTGAGTTCCAAGTGCCAACCCTAGAGTTTGTACTTTAGATATTGCTGTGCCGATAGCGCCACTGAAAAAACCAACAGACCCAGACACAGCAAAGAATACAAACTTGGCCGTCTTTTGGATTGTGCCCAAGGCAAGAGCAAAGGCTGCCACTTGGCTCAAGGCTATAACAATATTTGCAATAAACTCATTAGCCATAAGAGCATTTATGACTTTTAAAGCAGCATTAAGAGTCTCAAAGAAAATTATGGCGGACAAGGAGTCCGTAAGTTTAGCTGCAAATTCATTAAGCCCCACCACCAGCTCCGCCATAGCGGGACCAGCCTCAATAAGCTTTTCAAGGATTTGTCCGACCGCAGGGGCACCCTCAGCAAGAATGTCAAAAGTTTCGCCAATAGCTTCGTTATCGCCAAGTTTAATCAGCTCTGTCAGAAGAGCACCAATCGAAGAAAATATTTTCTGGGTGTTCACTGAAGCATCCAAGAAATAATCTGAAAGTTTGTTTTGCCCGCCAGCTGTGTCGTCCAGATTCCTAAACTTATCTGTCGCACCAATTAACCACTGAACTAAATAGTCCCCACCAGAACCAGGGGCAAAGTTAGCTTGGATAAGCTGACCAATTCCCCCAAAAATATTCCCAATAATGCGCCCCCAGCCCGCAGCGATGTCTCCCGCACGAGAGAAGAACGCATCAAGTTCTCCAGTAGCTTGTTTTACATTCAAGAAAGACTCAAAAACGCCTGTGCGCTCCTCCACAAAGTTGAGGAACCGAACAGCCAGTGGGCTAGCAGCTGATATAAGAGAAAGTGCTATCCCCCAAACATTTCCAAGGGTCCGACCAAAAGAACGGATAATCGCTGCTGAAGCATTAAAAATGTACGCAGTTTTGTTTAGGTTACTCGCCGATGTAACAGCAAGAGCAATAGAAATAGCAGCCTGACCCATAGCCCCCGCAACAACACCAATACCGTCCCTCAAAGTGGGGAAGGCCTTCTCTGCGAGGAGGGTGATTGCTTCTTGGAGTGGGGGCAGGAACGCTTCAGAAGCAGCAAGTTTAAGCTCGTCATACAGAGGTTTTAGGCTGTTTAGGAATAAAACAAAATCTTTCTGGAACTTGTTGAGGTTGGCAAAGGGGTCCTTGCCACCACCACCACCACCTTTGGCGGTCTCCATAGCATCCCGAAGCGCCCGTTCGGCATCCTCTTGCGCCCGTATCCCATCTCTAACTACTTTGGCTTTATTTACCTCGGCGTCCGCCAGTCTTTCGGTGGCCCTGATAACAACATCAGTGCCCGCCACACCTGTCTGAGCCAATCTATCCTGCTCAGCATTCAGGTCTGAGGCTCGGTCCTTGGCTTGTCGATAATTGAGTTCGGCTTCTTTAAATGCTAAGGCACTTTCACGTCTCACCCGAGAGTTGGGCGGGAGGTCTTGTGTCCTAGCCAAAGTTTCTCTGGCACGCTCTAATTCAATTGCTGCGCGTTCCTCAGCAAGGGCAGCATCTTCAGACTCAAAACCTATTTTTTGGAGCTCCTCTTGACCCTCTGCAAGTGCTTCATTGTAGGCAATTTGAGACTCTTCGACCCGCTGGTTGGCTTCAGTAAGACGCTCCCTGTTATCCTCAATAACCATCGCTAAGCGCCGTTGAGCCTCTTCTATCTGCTCAGTGTTGTCTGCTACCGCTCCACCACCAGCAGCATTGTTGAGAGCTTTTAGGGCGTCAGACACACCGCTAAGGGCAAGCTTTGCGGAAGCAAACCCTACTCGCACACCAACAAAAATGCTTCCTAGTGAAGCCATAGAAGCAGCAGCACCACCCGCCGAACCAACCAAAGCCCCAAGTCCACCAACAAGGCTTGATACTCCACCAATTAAAACGCTGATTGCTGGCCCAAGAGATAAAAACGTTCTAGTCAGGGCTGCGTACTTTAGTCGAGCCTCTTCAGCTTCTGGGATTGCGGCAGCGATTCCGTCAGCAAACCTGGAAAAAACATTTTTACCACTTTTTTTGCTGAATCCTCGACCAAAAGCGTCCCCCATACTCTCACCAGCTTGGCGACCAATTTTATCGGCACCGCGAAAGCCTCGACGAATATCGCCTTCCACCTTGTCCGTGATGGCACGAACAATGATGTGCGCATCTCCTACAATAGCCAACCTAGTGCTCCTCGGATTTCGTCTTTAGCTAAAATATGTCTCTAGTACTACTTAATTTTACTATCTTTCTCACATGTTACTTTTGGTAGGACTCTTCCCACTCAGCTCTCTTAAGCTGAAAGTCAATTTCTCGGGCAATAGAGCGAGCTAGTTCGGTTTCGTCCATGCCTCGGGCGGGACTGACACTAAGATTGATGTTTCTGGTGTTCTGCCTTATAGGGGGTATCTCAGAACCTGATACGCGACTGTCGGATAAAGATTGAGTCATCGCGGAGTACATACCCCCAACAACATTGGGCGTCATAGTGATTCCCAGACGCTTACCAGCCTCTCGCCACACTGCTAAATTCTTTTCTTCCTCACCTGGTCGACCAGTAATAAGTGCTTCCCAGCGTGTTTCTGGCTCTGCAAACTGGTACAACTGACCGGGATAGCCTTGTGAATTGATACCCATCCCGCCGTTTGCATATTTCATTAATCCACCATCGGCACCAAATATAAGACCGTAAACTCCCCGTGTAAGAAAGTTTATTAGTTTCTCGAGGGGACTAAACCCATCACCCTTTTGACCACTAACAGTGGGGGAGTATCTACCCCCTCTTCTTTCATATGTGTTGGCTGTTTTTTGGACCCCGTCAATATCATCTTTAGTTTCGGGGACGTTGTCCGCAGCTACCATTGCTCTAATGTCATCTTCTGTTAAAAAGAGAGTTGCAATGTAGTCTTTAGCCACTGTATCGTTAAGTCCAAATTGAATCAGAGTATCGAGCATGTCCGTTCTTTGAGCTTCATTATCTTTAATCAGGTCCTCAACAGAACCACCATTTTCATAGTTAGCAATAGTTAAATCGTTGGACGCCTCAGCAAGGTCTAGAACTGCTGTTGCGTTGTTTCTTCCGGCCTCAGTATTTATATCAAGAGTTCCCCCATTAAGTCCTAAGGCGTCCGTGAGTGCACCTGTCGTCTCTATATAGTCAATCGCCTGACGCTCAGCGGATATCGCCTCACCTGTATACCCACTAATGGCATCAGCAAGGGCTTGAATTTTTCCTGTCGTATCAAGCGCAGCAGCTGATGTCTCGTCAAATTGTTTCTTAAGAATCCTAGAAGAGCCGTAGCTCCTCCCCTGAGCTATATCCAGAAGGGACACGTCGTCTGTTGCCAGTCCGTTAGCAAAAGCTAAAGCGCGTAGCTCATCCTTTAGCCCAGGCATCCTGTTAAAAAGATTCATAAGGGACTCTTGCGAGCCATCTGTCTGACTTGCCAAGTCTGCAAAAGATGCTTGAGCTTGACCGAGATTTACGCTCGCAACATCGCCTATAGCCTCTCCAAAACTGAACAAAGTATCTTCAGCTTTTGCAAAGCTGTCAGAAGCGTTCTTAAACTCAGGAATAATTAAGCCCACCGTGCCCCCAAGAAAACTATTAATTGCCTTATTTGCTCCATAAAATCCTGAGGTCATCTGCTCCATAGACACGCTTGCCTGGTCAGCACTGCCTCTAAAATTAAACATTGATATTTCTTGCTGTTCCCACACCCTGTTAAAGTCGAGAGATTTCACTCCACTAGCAGAAGCATAAAATTCGTCATACGCCCCCTGAGAAAGTTGCGCTCCTCTTGTGGCAGTCCCAATTGCAGTAGCTATCCCAGAGAAAGCAACAAGAGTGCCACCCATTTTTAGCCCACCCTTAACCATTCCAGCAAACTTACCCCTTGCCACTTTTGCTTTTTCCCCCTTACCAGCAATAATCACTCCTGCTGATTGTATTGCCGTGGTAGTTGCCCCAATTTGCTTGCTAAAGAATCCAACACTTCCGGCTGCAGCTTTAAAGGCAAATCGAGAAACTTTCTGTATAGTTCCGATTGCTAGGGCTAACGCCCCCACTTGACTAACAGCAATAAGTATTCCCAGTACCAGCTCGTTCTCTAAAATTCCTACTATAACTTCTAAAGCGGTAGCCAGAGTGCCCAAAAATATTGCTGTAGAGTCTGTGTCTGTCAGTACCTCGGTGAATTTTACAAAGTGCTCCACAAACTCCCCCATAGCGGGACCAGCCTCTAAAAATTTTTCAGCAATAATTCCTACTGCAGGCGCACCCTCAGCAAGAATGTCAAAAGTGTCTCCAATTTCTGGATTATCTCCCAACTTAAATAGCTCACTAGCAAGTGCTCCTATAGAAGAAAGAATCTTTTGGCTGTTGACTGACACGCCCAGGAAGTAGTCAGATAGTTTCTGACTACCGCCTGCCGTGTCGTCTAAGTTTCTAAATTTTTCTGTGGCATCAATGAGCCATTGGACTAGATAGTCCCCACCAGAACCAGGACCGAAGTTGGCTTGGATTATTTTTCCAAAGCCCGATGCAATATTCCCAAATATTGTGCCCCAATCAGCGGCAATGTCTCCAGCCCTCGAGAAAAAATCACTGAGCTCCCCAGTAGCCTGCTTTACGTTAAGGAAAGAAGCAAAAGCTGAAGACTTTTTATCCAAGAAATTGACAAAGTCTAACGTCATCTGATTTGCACCTGTAAGAAGTGACAAAGCTGAACCCCAGACATTTCCTAGGGTTCTTCCTAGAGAACGAATAATCGCAGCAGATGCCTTGAAGATGTACGCAGTTTTGTTAAGGTTGGTGGAACTTGTCAGGGCATTAGCAACGGATATAGATGCTGTTCCCATAGCCCCAGCAACAGTAGCTATCCCATCGCGCACTGTAGGGAATGCCTTATCTGCGATAAGAGTTATAGCCTCTTGGAGAGGCGGTAGGAACGCCTCGGATGCAACAAGTTTTAGTTCTTCATACAGTGGCTTCAGCCCAAAAAGGAACTTAACAAATTCTATTTGATACTCGTTCAATCCTTCAAAAGGATTCAACCCACCACCCATAGCTTGGTCGTTACCCTCCAAAGCATCCTTGAGAGCACGCTCTGCATCTTCCTGGGCTCTGGCACCGTCGCGCACAACCCGAGCCTTAGCAATTTCTGAAGCAGCGAGTCTTTCTACAGCCTGCGTAACGGCGTTAGTTCCGGCTACTCCAGTTTGAGCCAGACGGTCCTGCTCATCATTTAAGTCGGAGCTTAGGTCTTTTGCTTGCCTGTATTTAAGCTCAGCCTCCTCGAGGGCAAGTTCAGCTTCTCTACGGATTCTAGAGTTAGGTGGTAAGTCTTGGGCTTTGGCGAGCGCTTCACGAGCTTTCTCAAGTTCTAAAGATGCTCTCTTCTCCGCTAAAGCAGCGTTCTCTGCTCCAAAGCCAATCTGCTGTATTTCTTCCAGCCCAGCTGTAAAAGCCTCGTTTAGCTCTAATTGCGCCCGCGCCAACGCCTTGTTGGCATCTGCCAATCGTTCCCTATTGCTCTCAATAACAAGAGCAAGGCGTCTTTCGGCGTCCTCAATCTGGCGAGAGTTATCTACAGCACCGGCACCACCACCTGCAGCCTGATTAAGCTTGCCCAGAGCATCTGAAACCCCTTTAAGAGCAAGCTTTGCAGCGGACATACCTATTTTGAGGGCTGCAAAAATACTACCCAATGAAACTACAGAAGCAGAGGCAGCTCCAGCGGAGCCAACCAAAGCACCCAAACCACCTACAAGACTGGAAATTCCTCCGACAAGAACAGAGATTGCTGGTCCAACAATATACGATATTCTAATTAACTTCGTATACTGTAGCCTTGTAGCTTCAGCTTCCGGGATTGCTGTTTTTATGGCCCGAGAAAATCTAGTAAATACGTTAGTAGATTTGGATGCTCGACTGAACCCTTTAGTGAATGCCTCGCCCATGGTCTCACCAGAGCGGGTCATCCCTCGGTCAGAGTTTTTAAAACCTCGCCTTAGGTCATCATTTATTTTGTCGGTCAGAGAGTGGACAATAATATATGCGGAGCCAACCACATTATCAAGTGCCACAAGAAACTCCTTAGTTCATCGGAGCATCAAGAATATTTCCAAAAGGAACCTCAGACCCACCATCAAACTGTGTTGGTGGTGTGTAAGGTTTTACTTCTTTTCTTTTTGGATTAAACGGTTTGATGTCAGATAACTCTTCTGTAGGTTCAGTATCAAAATATAAATCTGTACTTCCACTAGCGTTCTCTAATTTTACTACGTTTCTATCGGGGCTAGAGCTTTTAACCTTCTGCCCATATTTATACTCTGTGTTATACAGATTTTTGTAGATACTTTCCCTGACCTGAGAGCGAGACTCAGACTCCATTTGGGTAGAGTAAACCAAGTCCTCTTCAAAGTAGTAGTGCAAGACATCGAGCATGTCTGACGCATCTAAATCAGCTAAAGGGACTTTCTGGATGATGCTTTTACCGTGGATATACGGCCAGAGGTCTATTGCCCACCCGATGAGTTCTCTGGCCGTTGGGTAGGGCGGTTAGTGTACTGCTCAATCAGCCATCCGGTAATTTCTCCCAGAGTTTCGACGTCAACAATTTTGTCTTTGTCGTGTAGCAAAGACTCAAACCTTTTATAGCTCTCATCGTGGAGGACACTACTAAAGAACTTTTCAATAAGCTCTAAAGAAATTGCAGAGTTCTCCCCCTGAGACATGGATACAATCTCCATCAGGACCTTACCCTGGACCTGCTTAATACAGTGAAACTCTTCTTTGTGAATTTTGAATGAGAGTGGTTCAATCTCATCCAAACTCTTCGAACCGAAGTCCTTGAAACGCGCCATCATTTTCTCCTTGTTGTCTTTATTGGCAGAGCGACTCTTTATGTCACTCACTATTGTACTAGACTTTCACTAAATATAGCTGGTCCGAAAGATATTTGTTTGGTCTTGTTCCGGGGTGCCTCACAGCCCTACTATAAACAATTCGAGCACCTACCCGAAAACGCAACATGGTAGACCTTGTTGGCAAAATTACATGAGCTATAGTCCCCTCATGGTGCATATAAGCGTGGCTCTCCTTGGAACCAATCCACAAATACTGACCCCTAGAAGACCTAAAGTGGACCATTTTTATAGAATTACGCAAGGCACCAGTATCGACACCAACCTGCCTACGCGCAGCAGCTACTATCTTGTCACCCTTTTTAGCTAGGTATTCCCCCACTAACCCGCCAGGGCTGTTGAGCATATGCCCCAAAGCAACTTTGTCAATAACAAGTTTTTTTACAGTGAACCCAAAACCACTAGCGCCACCACCGCCAGCGCCACGGCCTGCATTCTTAATCATTCCAGCTAGACGTCTAGCAACACCCGCAGCTATAGTGTCGGGTAGTCCGTAAGTCATTAGGGAACCGCCATTGTTATCTGCATTAGTATGCTCTGAAAACCGCCAGAAACCTCTCCGGATGAGACAGTTGCAATCACTCCAGGACCGTATAAACCTGCGTCATCCCACTGGTCTAGAAGATTCAAAGAGTGCATTAAAACCCACGCATCAACAGCAGAGATTCGAGATGCTTTCTCAATTTTATCTGCAGAAGGGACTTGACCGTTCTGCCCCACCACGGGGATAGCCCGTGTAACCATAATCTCCATAACTGCAGTTCTGGGCTGATTACATCTTTGCGGGGTGGAAGCTTCGTCTCCAGGAGGGCCCAGATACATTTGAGTGAATGAGACCACCAGCTGTTCGCAATCAATGGCTGGTGTTGTCATGGTCCAGTATCGACGTCTAGGCACGGGTACGCCATAAGACTCAAAAAGAGCGACAACTCGAGAAAGCACCCCGTCCAGCAGGTTTACTAAATCAAGAGCAGACTCGTCCAAATCTAATGTGTAAATATCAATATCTACTGCCATGGGACTTCCTTACGTCAGATTGTCATGTCTACTGTAAGGTTACCCGATTCAATGTAGGTTGATGCCCCATCTTTGTTTGCATACAAGTCCCACGTTCCAGAATTAACAAGGGTCAAAATTAAATATGCTTCTCTATAGGGCACTGTCAGGGTGATATTGCCTGAATTGATAACTACAGAACTTCCGGGAAGAATTTTAGATTTGGACCCACCCTTGCTTCTAATCATCAGTTCGGGAGTCCAGCCAGCCTCATCCACAAGGAATTCTGCAGATATTGACGCCAGAGTCAAAGTAACTGAGCCACCATTTTTAGAGACAACGATGTCTTGGGTGGAAACTGGGTATGTCAGGGTTTCAGGAGAATAACGCCTTGCGCGAGGAATATCGGGAGAAAAAACTTTTGAGCGCTTTTGGGCCTTGTTGGGGTTGTTTGCCTTCAGGAACAAGTCGATTTCGTAGATGCCCATACGCATCTCTTCGAGGAAATCCTGCGAGTCTAAGACAGTGTATGTAACACCCTGCCTAGATACCGATGTAATACGCTCTGGGAGGGCACAGTCGCTGTCCTCAGTCCACAACTTAATAAACTCTATAGCGACACGCCTAGCAGCCATCTTGCCCAGCACAGGAGGTTCTGCGCCATATGAGTAGCTAACCTCAATATCGGCGGGAACAATCAAAGCGCCCTCAGAGAACTGGAGGGTCGAGTGGTCTACCAAATAGTAGCTATCGGGGTTTACAATGTCTCCTCCGACATTGCGTACCGTCTTAATTTCTCTGATTGGTTGCCCCCGGAGGCGAATTCTTGTTTCAGCAGCCACCCAAGGTTGTACAAGCTCAAGTGTCTTATTAATGCGAGAATTAAGAATCGCAGCTTCTTGAAGAAGTCTAGTGTTGATAAGCGGAGCAAATCTAATGTACCGCTCGGTAACTGTCGATAGCCCCGTGTACTTTCTCCCCGACAAAGCCCACATAATGTAGGAGGCTGAGCGCACCGCTTCTTCAGCGTAGTCCGAATTCTCCCAGTCTGGGCCCAAATCGGATACGGCAACCCAAAGTCCTGTACTCATTTATGTCTCCTTAGATAGAACGGGTGACACACTTATGCAGTGTGCCACCCGTTCAGCCAACTGCTAATTAGGAGGTTGGGTCCTCGTTAGAGCTGATGACGTAGTCAATTGCATCGTCAGCGTTGTAGTCCTTGCTTCCAGGAACGTTGTAGGTACCACTCTCGTTGGCATCTGGCAATGTGTTAACAGCACGTGCGTCTGGGTCAACAATCGCAGTTCCAACTGGGGATACAGCAGCAGAGACACTGTCAGTACCAGCATTTGAGTAAGTAAATGTGGTTGCCGTTGGGGTTCCAGCAATCTCATACCTGCCTGTGAAGCCAAACATCGAGTCAAACACAGCCGTACCAGTTCCTGACGAGCTTCCCGACACTACTGATGTGACAGTGAATGCAGAGGAAGTTACAGAAGCGATGGTAAAGACTCCGTTAAACGTGCTTGGTGTCAAACCCGAGATGGTGACTGTTTGGCCACCTGAGAAGCTGTTTTCGCAAGTGTAGGTAACTGTTGTACCATCACCGGACGCAGCTGTGATGCTCTCGCTAACCTCAGCGCCTGCAACAACAACTTTTTCACCAGGTGCAAAGTCGTGCGCAGTTGCAGTCGTAAGAGTAGCAACATTAGCAAGACGAGCCTTGTTAACAACGGTGTTCGAGATGAATCCGTGCCACGAGAAGAAGCCGTTACGTCCGGTAGGTGCCCAGTCGTCGCGAGCGTAGGAGTAGGGACGCTCGGCGGCTGTTGGGAACTCCCAACGGTCATCGATTCCATCACCGAAGTTGATGTTGCCCAAGCCGTAACCTTCGAAGGTGTTGGCAAGCATACCGTTTTCGATAACTCGGTCGCCACTCTGACGCATCTTGACATAGGGGAACACCCAGTGGAAGTACGGCAGTGTTGCGGACTTTTTGCCGTCCTTGATGGCGAGAGACCAAGTCTCAATTGCCACACCGTTACCTGCAGGGTCGTCTCCAACAGCAGGAGCGGCCCAACCAATGCTACGGTTGTTGGGGCTGGCGAAAGTTCCGAGGTTCTTGCGGAGCAAGAGACCACCAGAAATAAGGTTTGTAAGCTCAGGGTCGGGCTCACAGATAGCAAGTTCCATAGTGATACGCTTTAGCGTGTCAGGAGACTTGTAAGTCACACAAACGGAACCGTTTGCAGACTTTTCGGTCATTTCATCGCCCTCTTCATATTCGGGGGTGAACGAAATTCGCATGAAGGCCGAGGTGGTGTAGCTGTCACCGGGACCGTTGAGAAGGTTTCCGTATGCATTGAGGCGGGTAACACGAATGGACACACCCTGAATGCTAGCGGCATAATCTTGAGTAGCCATGTTAGCTATTCTCCTTTTTTAGCTTGTTGGTTATTATAATTGTACAGTTAAACCGACAAGTCGACTTTAACTGCTAGGTGTATCGAAGTGTCAAAGTACGCAACCGCAGGCCGTGTAGCTTTTATTCTCATGTCATTCTTATTACCCGACACGTTGTACCCTTGGGACAATGTATCGTTGACGACTTCAGACTTACCGAGATGAATATTGGTAGTTCCAGAAGCGTACATCCATTTGTTTGTATCACTGGCAGCAGCGCCAGTCTGTCCAACAGGCCCAGCGCCCGTATATCCTGCACCCGTAGCAACAGGAGTGCCCAAGCGGGTAACTAAGTGTTCTTTTTTCTTGTCGAACTCGATAGCAGTACCCAGAAGAGAAGCAATATGTTTAGGCATGTGGATAACTCCTGTCTCTCCTGTGGGAGAACTGGAAGCAATATATTGCTCCAAAATAGCAAGAGCTTTCTTTGCCTCAAGAGCTGTCCCACCATTAAGAACAGTGGCTGTAGAAGCATCGCATAAGTATGTGTTGTTGAGCGACTCTGCCTGAGCAATCGTCCCCAGCCAGAGTTCTGTTTCTACAGCTTTCTGAGAACTAGCATCAAGCTGGCGAAGAACACGGGCAAACCGGTCCTCGCCATTCAAGCCAAGAGTAGAAGCGTTGTCTTCAACTTCAATAAAAAACGGAGTAATATTTTCAATAAATCTTGCAACATCATTGGCCAAAGACTGAGAGTAAATTACATCTTCAGTGTTACTTGTCACATCCCAGTTGCGAATAGCAGTAGGGCGAGAGTCTAATAGTTGTGAAAAACCTCTAATCCACTTCTCGTCATATGCGCGAGAGGTGTGGGTCGTGGGAGGAGCTACACTGAATACTCCATAAGGGTACGGGGTAAGTTTGAGCGGTTCAACAACGCCTCTAGAAACCATGTGTGTGCAATCCTCTTCTTAGTGTTCTGGGGCTCCCCCCAGGCATAAGCCCAGGGGGAACCTTCAGAGTTTTGATTGAGTGTTTAGTACTCAATCGCGGCAGCGGATGCGCCACCAGTTGTGTCGCGCAGGGCCGCAGCAACACCGTTGACCGAAATGGTCGAGGTGATAACAAGCGCCTCTGTTCCAACGAAGGCAACACCCTCGAAGGTCTCAACGAACATTTTGTAGTCGTTGGTTCCAACAAGACCCGAGTCACGGATAATTCCGAGGTCGAGTGTTCCACCGTCAAGGAACAAGAATGTTCCCTCAGCAAACAGGTACCACGAGAACGAATCGGGGAACTCAAGAAGTGCAGCTGCACCCTGAGAGCCAAACACGTTCTGGTCAAGCGAAGCAACCATCGTGACGTTGGAGTTAGCCAAGTAACCATTGATTTCTGCGGTGCTTACGGAGAGTGTTCCATCTCCAGGCATAGCCAGAGCCAGGTCTGCAGCCATTGCATCGTAAACCCAAGAAGGGACGATTGCGCGGAGCTGAGTCGTGGGGTCAATGCGGTGGCGCGAGCGGTACGCTGCGGCAGAGCGCTTGACCTGCACCAAGAAGTCGCGACCAAAGCCAATAAGGCTGGTGGTCGTAACAGCTGTAGATGCAGTGGCAATGCGACTGAGGATGTTCTGCTCTGCCTCACGTGCGTGCTGAATCAGACCAAGCTCGTTGTGGCGAGCAAGTAGTTCAGGATACGCGCGAGTGAACAGGTTACCAAACTGCATCTGGAGTGTGACAGCGTCTGTGACGGCAGTCTGCTCCGAAGCGGCGGTAACTGTCAGGCTAGCCTTAACGTTCGATTCAGGAGTGGTGTCGGTAGTGTTTGTCCACACACCAACAGCATTTGCATAGCCGGAAAGAACAGGCGGTGTTACATAGCGAACTCCGCCACGGTCAGCCTGGAAACGGGGAAGAGAGTCGCGCACGGGGCGGATAGCCGTCCCGAGACCAAACACGTCGTAGCGCACCTCAAGAGGTGTGGCAAAGCCACCAGTAGCCACAAGGGCCTGGGGACCAACAACGTTGCTAATCTTTGCGCGGTTTTCTTCGGGGTCAGTACCGAGCATACGGTCCTCGGGGTACTGCGTGGTGATAGAAGCAACAATGTGTTGTTCTCCATCTCCACCGTTAACACGACGCAAGCTGTGGAGACGTTTCTCCATAGCGTCTGCAACTGCGTGCATGTCGGTAAGGGTGCTACCTGCCGAGTGCCCCGGAATGTCAGCACCAGCAGTGATTGCCACTGGAGCATATGTCGCGGGGGCTACGGGGCGACGGTCAGCAGGAACGTCAATCGTTCCATCAACTGCGGCTGTCACGGGTGCCTCTTCCTGAGCCTCTGGCTCACTAGTTTCTGTTTCGGGTTCTGTAACAGATGCTTCGTCCTCAACAGCGAAAACTTCTTCGCCTGCTGACTCTTCAACAACTGCTTCTTCTGTTGCTTCCTCAGAGGGGGATTCCTCTGGCTCTGCAGATAGTTCTGTCTCCTCGGCTGAGAAAGCTTCGGTGGGCTCTTCGGCAGGGGTAGCTTCAGCTACCTCAGCTTCGGTCTCCACGTCGGCGCTAACTTCAGCTGACTCGACAACGGTTTCGTCGGATTCTGATGTGAACTCTTCGTTCTTTTCCGATTCGGTTGATGCTGTGGACATAGTCTTATCCTTATCCTCGTCCTCTTCTTCGTCTTCCATGGCAGGCTCTTCTTCCTCCATAGGCTCCTCCATTTCTGAAGGCTCCTCAACGGGCATTTCTGCCTCATCGTCGGAAGGAATCTCTTCCTCGTCCATGGGAGTGGCTGCTGCTTCTTCGATACTGTCTCCCTTAACTCGGGCAGTGGCTTCTGCGGCGCGAGAAGCAAGCTCTTCAGCTTGCGCAACACGGCGCTGACCCTCTGCTCGAACGGTTTCCAACATCTCGGCAAGAGCTGTCATGGCATCAACTGACTCGGGAGTTGTGTCTCCAGATTCAACCGACTCAAACTCAGTGACAATACCAGCTTCGAGCTCGTCAACTTGTTCGTCGGCGAGGTCAGCTAGCCTGTCCAGCTGCGATTTGATTTGGTCCACTGTACTTCTCCTTTGGGCCAGTCAGACACAAAGGCAAGGGTTTGCCTTTGTGTGTTCGAATAGTCTAAGATATAGGGACTAATACACAAAGATTTGTGCTAGGCACTACACCAGCTAATTTATAGTTATATACTACACTAAATTTACGTTAGTAATCTGAGCATTCTGTTTAGTTGAGCAGAAACTTCTGCTTGACTATAGACGTCAGCACCTGACATAAATGCACGTAGTTCTTGTGTTGCAATCTCGGCATCTTCTGCTCCGATTTTTTCTTCCACTCGAGAAATTAATTTCTTAGTGAGAGTCTTGAGGGTTGCAGGTAAATCGCTGTACCTAATCTTCTGCGCTTGATTATCAAACGGCAGAGGAAGGTTAGATATTACCTTGCCCAAATCTGATGTTGCCAACCGAACATTCTCCAGAGAGTCTGCATTAAGCGCACCCGAGTCAAGACGGTCAACAGTGTCGATAAGGTCCGAAGAGGCCTCAACAGCGCCAGCGTAGTCACCAGCATTATCAAGATTCTCAGCCTCTTGAATTTTCTCAATAACGCGCTGATTTCCGCGAGTACCAAGGTTCTGTTTCAAACGTGCAAGAACCAGCCTAAACTTACCCTGAGCATCTCGAGGTTGAGTTTTTGCAGTGTATTTTTTCTTGCCTGTCTCGTCATACTCATCTTCACGAGTGTCGCCTTCGGGAGAGTCAACTGGTACTACATCTTCCTCTTCCTCAATCTTTTCAGCCTCTTCAAGCGCGTCTTCTTTGATGGAGGGGTCAACCGTGTCGACCAACTTGCGTAGGTCCTCCGAGGCAATAAACTCATGAAGTTCTTTAGACACTAGTTCTCCAGCTTGGCGCTTAACTCTGAGATACGTTCCCGCATTTCTTCGATTGAATACGCCTTAGACGAGTTCTTAGGGTTGGCCCACTGCTTAGGAATCATGGCGGTCAGCCCCAGAGCTTTTGCCCTGTCAATGATGTGCTTGCGAATGTCCATACGACCCCTCAGGGGTGAACGATTGTAAGTCTTAACCGCCTCCTTCATGTCGCGCTCGTCCCTAATTGGGTAAGAACCATCAGCCATAGCAATGCCATCCTTGACAAGCTTCTTCATCTCTTTGTCAGAGATTTTGACAGCAAACTCGGAATCCTCAGCGGAGTCAGAAGATGCCCAGCCCTCGGGAATCATGTCCTCGCGGTTAAGCTCCATAGCACGCTTAGTGATGTGCGCACTAACCTCTTCTTTAGGAGACTTGCCCAAACCATAGGTAGTGGTGGCGTTCTTAAGGTCATCTTCGTTCCTAATGGGGTACGAACCGTCTGGCATAGCCTTGCCCTCTTTAGCAAGCGCTTGACGCTTCTCCTCTGTAAACTTACCAAATTCGTTAAGCGCACTGAAAGCAAGGAATCTGTTATCAGCATGTGTAACATTGCCTCCCGCAAGAACTGCAATCTCGGGGAGTTCAGTAGAGATAGCAAACATCATCTCAAGAGGCTCTTCACCTTCAGAGTAGCTTTCCTTGCGCATGTCTTTAGGCATAGATGAAGCCTTCAACTGCCAAGCCCACTGCTGGTGCATGTTGATACGACCAGCGAGGAAGTCTGCAACACCCTGCTCGTTCATTGAATCTGCAACAGCAAAAGCTTCCTTGTAGTCATCAATGATTGTGCTGTTAGACAAGAACAAGTCATAAGTCATAGCCTCGCATGAGGAATCTTTTGTTCCCGAGGAAGCAATCGCACTCATCTGAGCAAACTCTGAGATGCTAAACGGAGCGTCATACCCGAGCTTAAGAATGTTCTCAGCAAGTGGGTCAACCGACCCATAAACCTCTTCGTAAATCTCACCGAAGAACTCGTGATACTGAGGGAAGTTCTTACCCTTGACGTTCCAGTGATACCCCTGAGCAACAAAGCTAAAGGCAACAACATCAGCAAGAGTCTTCTCCAGAATGGGAATCAAACTAGGTATGACTTCTTCATAGAAAGCGTCTGCAACAATAGGCTCTTCTTTGGGGGCTGGGCGCAAAGCTTGGAACTTTGCCCGAGCTGCCTGAGCGGTAGCAATAAGAGCAAAACGCTCCTTCTCTTCAAGCTTGGAGAGTCTCTGCTCCAACTCGTGAACAGGGTTGCTACGCATCTTGGCAAGAACCGAAGCGCCTGCTGCCACAAGTGCAGTAATCTGTCCAGACGAGACCATGGCGCGAGCAATGGGAAATCCTGGGACATTAACTTGGCATACGGCAACCAGCTCGAGGCTACCGCGAATGGGACGCCAGTCACCTGAAGGAGATGAAGCGCGAAGGGCGCGAACCTGCTCGGGTGTAACACCTGGGCGTAGCGAACCAGCAACCCAGATACCATAAGCATCCTCACCAGCACGCACGTCAATAACAGCGCTAGCGGTGTCATCATAGTGCTTTACTGCCTCAGAGGCGCTTGCACGAATGTCTGCGTGACCACCGGCGAGGGTAATCTGACCAACTCCAATGTCGTCGCCCTCTTCTGTGCGAAGAATTCCGGTATGAAAATATGAATAGTTGCTACGGCTACGAGGGGGCTTAGTCCCTGCAACCATACCAATGTGGTCAACATCCCATGCTGCGATATGTCCGTATACACGGCCTTCATCAGTAACAGTCAGTGGGGTGGGCTGAGTTAGGTTCGGGTTAGTGAGCCACGACTTGGGCGGGGCCACGGGGATGGAACCAGCGATAAGACCTGAAGCAACAACTGCCTCAGCCTCAGCGGGCTCAATGTCTTCAATGTAGATTCCGTCGGGAATCATAGTATCCTCCTGATTAGTGTCCTCGTACTCATCATTCACAAGAACAATTTTACACTCTTGAAAAGCGGGCTTAGGTACTATTGTAACCGCCATTACACGAGCCTTACTGATTATGATTTTTTCTTTCTTGATTTTGTTATCTTTGTCATCATCATCACTTGCTTCTTCAACTTCTTCAGATGCTTCAAAGCGGTCCATATCGGCAGAAACTCCCCGAAGGAAGCCCGCACGGACCAGCCTTTCGGCTTCCTGTCCGTATGCCCCCGAGTCAAAAACTCCGTAGGCATTTCCAATACCCTCTTCTGTCTGCTCCATGGCATCAATCCGACCAACAACAACTGAACCATCATGTCCATTGCCTGTCTGAATCTGCCACAATAGAGGAAGAGGAAGCTCACGAATCTCAATAGCACCCTGCTTAAACTTACGACCATCCCCCGACTCAACACCCTCGGGAATAACAAGAGGAATACTAAACTTTCCTCCGCCATACATATTGCCTGCCCCAGAAACTAGAGAGCTGGCACTACCCTTTGTGGACTTAGGGTGGCTTGCAGGAAGCAAATCATTATCTGTAACGTACTTGCTGTTCTTCGGAGACCCAGACTTAAGCAGGTGCAAGAATGCGTTAACCCTTGCCATTGCCCAGCTGTTGCGGTTCTGGTCTGGACGGTGCGAAGTAGAGAATGCTCCTGCCCCACGACGGTACACAGCCTTCAGAGTACGGAGATTAGCCTTACGACCATCTTTTGCCTTCTCGTTGTGCTTTGTTACTTTATTGGACAACGCCTTTTCAATTTTTTCAGTGAAGTCTACATTAGCTCCCGAAGAGGCTGAACCCGCCTTATTCTTACTGGAGCCCTTAATTTGGTCTTTCTTAGGGGAAGGCTTAGAACCAGCCGTAGCAACAAGAACCTCATCCTCAGGAAAAAGGTCAGTTTCTGGGCTATAACCAAAATCTTCGTAATAAAGCTCTTGTTCGTTCTTCAGCATCTTATAGATATTGGCTGGAATCTCATCTTCACCGCGAAGGCGGTACGCAGCTGTCCTGTGGTGTCCATCAACCAAGAGAGGACCATCCTCTGTAATAAGCACAGAAATAGGCTTCAAAGACTCAAGAACCTCAGCAATGTTTTCCACCTCAACAGAGTCTTGCGTAGGAATCAAGTCATCAATATTAATTTTTTGAACATCAACAGGCTTCTGTTCCTCAACAGCTTTCTCCATTTCTGGAGTGCGGTAAATCGGCTCAGGGATAAAGAAGTTCCGGACACTAACCCCCGCGGAGGCAAGAAGCGCCCTCTCCGCAGACTCACGGAGAATCTCCTCCACAGAAAAAACTGGAACAGAATAGTTGAGAAGTTCTGACGACTCAAGAACTGATGTTTCTGTGTTGCGTCGGTCTCCAGGCCACACGCCATTCATTTCTTTGTGGCGAAGTGCACAGTAACCCTTGGCGCGGGGACCCAGATACTTGCGAAGATTACGGACACAGCGCGTCCAGTCTCCGCCAGTTCCCCAGCGAATCTTTGCACCACCCTTGCCCACAGTCCAATACTTACGAAGATTCTCTGCGCCACCACGATTGCGGTCAGCCCCACCAGCAGCTACAAGAGAATATTCTGAGTAGTCCAAAGCCTCGATGTCAGACAGAAGCACAGCAATGTCTGCGTCAATCTCAAAGTCACCAGAGACAGTGTCTTCTCGAGCAATAATATCTTTGAGAGGGGTCTGCATGTCTTCTGCAGTGACCTTAGTAAACTCTAAGGTCTCCACCCCAGCATCAAAGTCCCCGAGCTTAGCCCTCTCCATTCGAGCGTGCGTAGAAGTGTAATAGCCGAGTGCATTCTTATGAAGCATCTGGCAATAGCCCTTAGCCCGAACGCCCAGGTAGGGAGCCAGCTGACGAACACAGCGATACCAATCTCCACCAACACCCCACTGAATTTCCTTCGCACCTGGACCAGCAATCCAGTACTGACGGAGCTTCTGAGCGATATTCTCTTCTTCAGTACCATAAATTCCTGCGGTGATGGGGTCGTTACCAAACAGAACTGTTAGCGCAATAGAAGCTGTAACTCCCTGAGAAGCATCAACCTGAGTGATGACATCATTCAATGTCTCAGAGTCAAGAGGCACAACAGGGGGAGGTGTAGGCGAGTTCAAGTCAGCAAGCATCTTCGGGTCACGAGCCCACTTGCCCTGGTCCCTGGTGTACACCATAGGAGAGGTAGAAACTGTGCTTGCAGGAACAAGACTAATTAAATTCAAAACAGCGCGAGGGTCATCCGCATCAACAACAGCCATGTACACGGGTTGTACATCTGTCGTGTCGGGGCTAACAAGCTTTTCATCGGCACTGGCAGTGATGGGGTTATACCAAAGACGGTTGGGAGAGAATCCGGCACCATCTTTTTTATTGAGCCAGTCCTTCAGGAGTGGGTGGTCATAAGCGTCTGTAGTGAGAGACTTACCTGTCTCCTGCTGTAGTTTGCGACCGTAGTCCCCAACATCAAGGTTGGGTCCACTACCCTTTTTCTGAACTTTGGTGGGGCTCGGAGTTGCTTGTGGAGTGAAAGAGTCTCTCTGAGACTTAACCCATGCTGGCCAGTTAGACAGCATACCCTGTATGTCTTTAACGCCCATAGCGGGAAGAGTCCCAGGCAACTGAGCAACAGAACGGTTGATAGGAGTTCTTGGCTCACCAAGGATTCCAGAAGTATCAATCTGCTTGATGTCTTTGTTGATTTGATTGTCGTAGTTAGACTCATTTTCAACAGTGTTGCCAGGAACAGTAACTTCGTTACCGTTATCTAGTTTAACATTTACACTCTTCGTGCTGGGGTCAACGGAAGTAATAATTCCAGAACCACGGGTGGGGTCATTACCTACCACAACCCGAGAGCCTGCTGTTGCAAACCTACCCTGCTTGTTGCGTACCTGCTTAGAAGCGTTCTCTGAGCGCTCCTCAGGTGTATACTCCGCATCACCCTCAGCGGGCTCTTCTCCCTGGAATGTTGCCGTTCCAGAAGCCATCAGAGTCCTGTCAATAAACTCCCAGTCCTCATCCTCAATCGCAGCTACAGCAAGCCCAGCCTCGTACTCATCAATATCCTCAACAGTAACAGTCCCATAGGGCGCAACAAAAAGACGAGCTGCAATAATAATCGCGGATTCGGGGTCAATAGTGAGGTGGGTTGATGCAACTTCTTCTTCATCAAGAGCCTTGTCATAGTCCCAAATCGTAGGCTCAACAATTCCCAAATCGTCCCAGCGTCCGTCATCCCACACCAGGCATTTGTTGTCAGAATCTATTTTATACAGTCGGTCCATCCCAGAACCATCAAGCTTAACCCGAGCAACAAACTCAGACATATAGTCTGGGGCGTCGTCATACGTAAATTCTTCAACCTCTATGCCTTTTCGAGGCTCTTCTCCCAAATCATAACCCGTAGCGGTAAGAGCTTTTTTCTCCTCGCGCTCAACGACAGCTTTAGCCCAACGCCACCCAGCGTCACCACCCCACAAAGCCCACGCAATTCGCCCGTTGCTGGGGAACCCGTCTTCTTTGGGCTTGTAGCCCTTGCCTCTTTTGTCCACCTCGTGGCGGGGAAAATACTTGGCAATGTGGCGAATCTTTTCGACTCCGACTTGGTCTCCACTAGCAAGAGTTCTGGCGGTGTTTAGTCCAACCTTAGTACCGCCCCTGTCTTCTTCTTTACGCCACTCTAAAGCTTTTTTAGCTTCGGCTCTGACAGACTTAGGGACGGTGTACTTGCTACTCGAGCCCTTACCCGAAGCAACAAGACCACCCAAACTTGCTTCTGCTAGTTCGTTAGTTTCCTCCGTGGGTTGTAACTCATTAGAAGACCACTTGCGAGATGTAGTAAGGATTCCTGATGCACCAGAGGCAACAACAAGACCGACCTCAGAGTCAACAACAACACCCCAAGCGCCACTTGTATAAAGCATAAGAGCGCCAGAGGCACCAAGAAATTTTGTCATCGACCCTACTACCTAACGGGGGAGAGGTACTCTTGTGCTTGCTCATAGCTGAGCGCGTCACTGTCGTACATAGTAATAAACTCTTCGGCGGTGTCCGCTTTTACATTAAAGGGGACAGTCCCATCAAGGCTAGTATCTATTGGAGCTATAGAAATCCAGCTTTCGTTGATGCGAACAAAAGCTCCGTACCTGTTCAGGTACATAATGGAGATAATGTCATCGCTCTCGGGGGACTTTAGTGCAATGAGCTTCTCAAGCTCATCTTCAAGATAGGCCATCTTGAGAGTCTCCTCTGGTTGTATGAGTAAATATTGCAAAGCCACTACAGGGAGTGGAATTTTTAACTGTGAAATCCACTCACCGTCTAAGTCTGTAACCTGACGGATTACGTACTCTTCACCTGCTTCTGTGGAGAACAGCACAACTCCGTAAGTATACTGTTCTATACTACCCTGTTTTGGAGGAAATGACTCCTGAGTTTCATCGACATACTCCACCTCAATGTTGCCGTCTTGTGTTTCTACAGCATATTTAATAGCAAGAGGCGCCGTGGGCTCGTCCACTCTTTCAAGAACTCCGAGGCCCGCATAAAATATTTTTTTGGCGTTCTTAATCAATGTAGCCCTCAACCCCAAGTTTCTCTGCCTCAGCTACAAATCCAAGCTTTTCAGCGCTTGAAGTGGCATCAATGTAACTGTAAGAATCTACAGTGAATTCCCCTTCTGCAGGCTCAATTTCATCTTTTGAAATTGGTGGCCTAGAATAGGGGGAGTAGAATTTATCGTCCTCAAACAGGTAGTAGCCGGGGAAATATTCCCAACCAAGTTTTCCATCTAAGCTTACACTAGCGTTGACCACAATTTTTTGGGGGGCCACAGGATTCTGTCTGTCGTACTCCTCTGCCTCTTGCTCAACAATCCAAAGTCCGTCGCCGTCCTCATTGACTGCTTGGGTGGGGTCGCCTCCCCCTTCAGTAATTGCTCTTAAATCTTCGGCGTTAGTGGCTGCAGAAGTGCCCGTCATCTCGGCTTGGTCTAAGAGGTCTTCGTCAACTTCAATCTTCCCGTCAGTCTGATTTTCCTCTACAGTCCAGCCCTCCGGGAAGGGTTTCCTATATACATAGCCATCCGTCTCACCAATTATGACAGCGTAGTCACCAATCTCAACGGCGTACTCTCCCTCGACTTTAATTGTCGACTGCATTATTGTTTTCTTCATTTACTTATCTCCTTCCGTATCATCCGGTGCTGAGCTTTCTTGCTCCCCCTGAGCAGGTGTAATCTTTATACTTTCAGAGTCAACTGCAAACTTTTTGTCCATACGCTCTTCTTGTTCACTCATTATACAATCCTCACTCTTATAGCTCCCGTGTTGGGATTACCCGATATTACTTCAAACCTAGTAGTCCTAGGAAGAATAAATTCATATTCATCTCTAAGTTGATTCGTGTACTGATAAGGTACTACTCCTGTTGTCCCAGCAGGTGCTTCGATTTGTAGAAGCACCGAAGAGTTGTACCTTCTTGAAAAATCTACAGCCCAATCCAGGTCTGCTGTGGTTGAGACAAAGCCACCATCCTCAATGATATCACCTGGGCTCAGACTACTCAACTCGGCAGCCCTCGGGTCATCTATGGTCAACCTAATGGTTCGCCATAAAAAAACATCTCTTGTCAGTTCAGCACCGCCCGATGTGGCTTCATCTAACTCCCCCACTATAGAAGAGTTAACAACGTCCTCATCACCATTGCGCAGTCCCCTGTTAATTTCTTCATACCGAGAATCGCCACCGCCACCGCCCACTTGGTACATTTCTACTGCATTTTGTGCGGGAAGTGAAAGAGAACTTCCCTGGTCAACATCATCATAGAACGCATCAAGGTCTGCTCTCGTATACGAGACGAAGCTACCCTCATCTGGAGAGTCTTCGTCCCCGCTGGGTCCTCCACCTCCGTCTGAGCCACCATCACCACCTGAGTCGCTATCTGGACCCGCATCTCCCGACACCCCCTCAGGGTCCTCGTCCCCCCCAAACTCTTTCTTTCCATGCCACCCCGTGTTCTTAAGGATGTCTTGCATCCACTTACCGTTCCCACCACTACCATCATCGTTCATCGCAGGGTCTTGACTCTTAAGCACAGCAAGTTCACTCGGAGAAGGGAAGTTGGGGTCGTCAATCTCTAAACCAGCCAGTCTATCAATTATATCTTCAAGCTTTGCGACATCCTCGTCGCGACCATCGCCCTTAGCTTGTTCTAGAGCTAACTGAAGGTTGCCAGGGACACTACCCAAAATTTCGTACTTACTTCCGTTAGCGTGTTCAAGGTCCCACTCATAGCCTTGCATAGCCCAGAAGTAGCTCCCATCCCACGCTGAGTGGAGTCTAATTGTGTCGACACCCATCTGCCTATACAAAGCTTCACTCTGTTTTGTGAAATCCTTCCCAAAACCAGTTCTCTTGTATCTGTCATCCTCAATTTTCAGTATGCCGTGGTACACCACAAGTTTGCCGTCAGGCATCATTCGTATTTCTCGCCTAAAAGGTCCTACCCTCTGACCATTCTCATCTAGGATATCCCCCGAGACCTCGTAAACGTCGTAATCTATGCCCCTGCTTTCGAATCCAGAAGAATTTACTTTGAGCGTAAAGTTATTTCTTCCGAATTTACTCTGACCATTGCCCAAAAGATTTCCTCTGTAGAGGCCGTCCAGAGTGGCAATGTCACCATCTCTTAGAGCTTTTTCTAAGGTTTCTTTCGTGGGGTTCTCTAGTGTTAAAGTTCCTGCCATATAACGGGAATAATACTCTTTACCTTCAGGAGTACTAAAAATTTGTGCTTCTCTAATTTCATCAGTAAAAGTGTCGCGGATATCCAAATCCTCATCGGTGTAGCCACTTCTAAAAGAAGAAGCTGCACTACCAAAATAAATTTCATCCCACGAGCCGTCTTCTTGCTTTATGTATATTCCCCCAGAGCCCAACTCAGTAACCCGAAGAACATCGCCAGGTTGGGCATTACTTACGTCGTTAAGACTGGTAATTTTTTTACCCTGGGGGGGCTCTTGGGTGGGCTCTCTATCTTTCTTAGCCTTTTCAGCTTCCTCAAATTCTTTTTTGGCCTTTTCTACAGCCTCTTCTTTTCGAATATCCTTGAGGGACTTCTTGTTTTTTCTGTTTTCTGGTCTGGGGTCCAGCTCTGGGTTTAGGTATCGAATAGCATTCCAGCCAGTTTCTTGGAGAATCTCTCTTCCCAGAGTTTTATACTTTTTTCTCTCTCTTTCCGGTAGTAGCCCCTGCTCCCGAGCGTGTTCCGCCCTCTTCTGCTCATCATCGGGGTCGAGAAGCATTGCAATATCTACGGGGTCTGGATAGTCTGCTGAGGTTTGAATAGTAGACATAGACAAAGTTCTCAGGGCATCCCGAAGCCTGGCCGCTCTCTCGTTCTCAGGTACGTTTTCATACCCCTCAGGGGCACCAAGACGAACGGCCATCTGCCTCAGTTGAAGTGCGGTTTCGGGGCTCGTGGAATCGTAATCTTTTGCTTTGGTGTACAACCGGGCAATAATCGTTGAGATTCCAGCCATGCTAGCCCACGTAAAGTTGGCTGCTGCCCAAGCATACGAACCATCTCTGGCAGTCTGCATCGTGTTGATATCCACGCCAATTGACCTGTAGAAGTTGTCTGATACTTGGTAAAACTCAGAAGCAAATCCAGTCCCAGTGTCTTCATCACGAGAGAGCCAAACATAGTCGTGATGAACATCGATAGTTCCATCAGCCAGAAGTCTGTAAGTTCTCTCAACTCTACCGACATCTGAGCCCGTTACGGGGTCAACTATTCTAGAGTTCCACTTAATGCTACTAGCAGTGATGTCAGAGCTCAAGAACCTCAAAGTGAATCGTTTGCCAAAGACCTTATCTCCCACAGAAGCACGAATAATTGTATTAAAGGCTCTTGTTCTGGCTACACTCTTTGGCATACTCAGGATTTCTACCATCCTAGCCCTATCCACACCCTCAACCACACCAGCATTGGGGCCATAAGGACCCTGCTGAAGATTAGCGGGAATTAGAGTCTCTAGAACGGGCGGGCCCTCCGGGATAATTTGAGAGGGCAGGGTCTCTACTCCAGTATCAACACCCAGCTCTGCCCCCCGAGAAACGGAAGCGTCACGTACAGAATTTATGGAAGAAAATGCGTCACCGTCGGGTAGTCCACGGTTTGAAGCATTCTCCACTGCCCTGCGAGCCTCCGCCAGTGAAACCGGACCCCTCGGCTCATTGTTCTGGTTATCCAGCATATCCAGGAACGCATCATTGTAGTCCTCAAGAGTGAACTCGCCACTCTCAATGCCTCTTGCATCAGCGCTACCCAGAATTCCCCGAATAACTTCCCGGCTCCTAGGGGTAAGTGCGTCAATATTAGTGGTTCGCACAGTTTCAGCCAAGCGCCCAACGTGGCTCATAGTAAGTCCGCTCTCAGGAGCGTAGTTAGGGTCCTTGCGGTACGCATCAATAGCTAGCGTAGAATTAGCGTCAAATTCTGTTTGAGACACCCGTGCCGATGAAATATTGATAGGCTCAACAAGTGTAAGACGAACGTTTCCACTCTCTAGAGTCTCCACGTTGACAACTTCAACCAAACGCCTAGAGCTAAATGTGGGGTCAAACTGCATAATAAAATCGCCAGTTTGCATATCCCCAGGGCGAGCAACAATATTTGTTAAGTCTGGTCCAACCAAGCTTTGACGAGACGCCTGAACAGGGTACTTAACCCCGTCAATCTCAACTGTCGGACTTGCCATCGTGTCTCGGTCATACTCCGTAACGTAAGGAGAGATACTACCCAGTCGGCCCTGTCCCGCATAGCGGTTCCCAGCGCGAGTAGTCAAGACAGGCAGTGGCGTAGAGATTGCATTAGGCCCTCGACGCTCAGAGCCATCAGTGTTTCCAAAAGTTCTGTCCAAGCGAAGATTGTGCGAAGAAACAACAAGATAATCTATTCCAGGAATAGGGACATCGTCATCGTCAATAAACTTAATCTGTACATAATCCGTGTACGTGTACCCACCAGAGCGGTGCTCCAAGCTACGGATTTTAACAATAGCTCGTCGGCCAGCGTTATTATCGAAGCCTGTTTGACTTGGGTCTCCCGTATACGTAACTATGTCACCCTCGGCAAGCGGAGTGCCATTATCAGACTCCCACAGCGAAAAAGTATTGAGTCCGTCACGCTCATGGATGTGCTGGTTAGTAGCATCAACAAAGCGGTTCAAGGTGGGAGTGTCAAGACCAAACGTGTCATAAAGTGCGAGCATGACATTAGCGTTATTACCAAAGTTGTTGATGTAGTTATAAAGAGTTGTAACCATCTCTTCAGTGATGCCATCTTCATCAACGGCTTCTTGAATCTTTCGGATAGACTCACGAGTCAACACCATATCCCGAATGTGATGGGGCATCCCTTGGGCATCAGCCACATCAAACTTAGCTGCGCGTCCCTCACGGGCGCGTCTGCGGTCATTGAACCAAGAGTGAATGTTAGAGCCACCAGCGCTGTTGTCAATTTTCTTTAGGGCCTTCATTGCCTGGATGTTAACAGCCCTAGCAGAGTGACGCATCTCACCATAACGAATTGAGCGGAAACGCTTAGCTGGGTCCTCCTCCCCCAAGTTCGTCTCTCGAATGTACACATAGAAAAGCTCGTCGTCCGTCTTTGTGATGACTGCTTCGTACTTAAATCTTTTGCCGTTGGCGACAGTGTATTCGGCTTCTCCAATAACCAACTCACCATCTGAGTTTTCTGTAGCGTTTGGATACTTCTTCCTGAGGGCCTCCATGACAAGCCCTGGACGGTAAATGTCTGGGTCACTAGAATCCCACCTGAACTGGCCGACATCAACTGTCTCAGGACGCTCAGTAATTCTTAAACCTTGAGACTCAAGCCTACGAATTCTTTCCCGAAGGGCACGCATTCTTTCATCAACATTGGCAATGCTAGAGTCGGGCTGTCCGGATGATACAGCGTAAGCTCTAGCGCTCCGAAGTTGTTCATATGAGCCATAAAGATTTTCGAGCTCTTTTTGATTAAAGTTATATTCTTCAATGTCTGCAGTTGTTACTGGGTCGGTGCTCTCTTCGCCCCGATTCTGCTCAATAGTCTCTATCGTTTCTACGGTTTGATTTGTGTCAATGCCCATGAGTTGCAAAGCATCACGGACAGCGTCAATAGGCAAGTTAACTTCTGCCCCAAAAATCTCGTCCTCAGCAGGAGGAAAGTTAGTCCTCACCATGTCTGAGTTGGTGATAAGAGCCATTTCGTAAGAATTCTTAAGGTCAACCTCACGGAAAGTATTAGCAATTACTGCAGGGTCATCACTTGCGCCCGGAACATCAACCTGTCCTGGAGTGTACGGCTCAGTGCTCTTACCCAAAGTTGGCAAGTTGTCAGGCAGAAGAGGCGCACCCATTCTACGGCTAGGCGTATTATCCGGAGTTTCAGGAGTGTTGTCTAGAATCTCTCCCCCCCGAGACGCCAACAAACGGTCAATAAGCCGAACGGTCGCTGCAGAGCGCTCTGAGTCAACAGCATTGTCTGAGCTACCCACCTGGCGCTGGTAAGACTCTCTTAAAGACTCGAGCTCTTCTTTACTGGTATTGGGAGGAAAAAAGTAAGGGACAGCTACGGGAGCGCTGGTTGTGGGGCTAGGAGCAATACTAGGAGAAACACTATCGTCATCCCTAGGGCGGACGTACTCCATAAAACCAGTTCGAATCTGGTGTGAGCGGTAACGCTTTAAGTCTGTGGGGTCATCAACGCGCTTCCAAAGACCAGTAAAAACTTTCTTATAGCGACGTTTTGTGCCGTCGTCATTAGTGACCTCAACGGTTTGACCAACAGGCGCGTAGATAAGAGAAAGATTATCAGGAGCGCCACGGTCACCGATGGGGACTGCCCCAAGAAGAAGCCCGTCAGGAGACTTTAACTCTTCGTTAACCTCCAGGGCAAGGCGACGACGCTCAGCAAAAAGACTATTCCTCTCCTCCAAAATCTCAGAGACTGTAGAATCATCCAGAGTTGCCAAAACCTCCCGCTGAAGTACCTCACCGCGTCCATAGTCACTTAGTAACTCGCCCTCGGTATTGTTATAGTCAGACCCAACACGCTCAGGGTCGTATGCCATAAATACAATGTCGGGACGACCATTATTCCACCTGCTATATAGCTCGTAATTCCAACCCTCAGGCGCCTCTGCGTCATCCCACTTAATCCTGCCAACGGGTTTAAACCCAGCTTCGGCATAAAAGTCAGGAAGCACAGTGTCATAAGCATCCAGACGGCGACCGCCGCGGTCTACCATACTAGAGACCATAGAGATAATGGCACCCTGTCCACGGTCAGAAGCCCCGGGGTGCATGAAGCCGGAGACTATTTCATCTCCATTGAGAACGACTCCACCCAGCCCATCCTGGGTGAGGAACATACGGACCCCGTCTTGCTGGTAATACTCCAAGTCGTGGACGGTAACAGAGCTACCGTGCTCACTGGCGTCCACACTGGACTGAAGAGCCCCCCTAAAAAGCTCTGCCTGGTCGGAGTTGACCTCGAATAGTTCTACAAGCCTGCTACCGTCAGCATCTATTTCGTTTGCGTTAGAGGGACCATCAATCCTGGTGGCAACTACATTCCCAGAAACATCGCGTAGAGTATCTCCTTGTCGCTCCACTCGAGCACTTCGGGACGGCGCTCCTTCCACACCGCTAGGAACTGTTCCCGCTGGTCTTCTGTCAGTTGTTGGTCCAATTTCTCCGACATTGTTCTCTCTTCTTTCTAGTAAGGCATCTCTTTGGGCAATAAGATTTTGGTATCTTTCCTCAGATTCAGATGCGTCCTGTCCTCTGCTCTTAAGTCTAATACTCTCGGCTTCGGCAGAATCAATAGATGTGTTTAGCGACTCTAGCGTATCTCTGTCCCGATTGTCAACTGCCTGTCTCATGGCCTCTCTGACAACAAGAGGAACTCTTTCATTTTGGACTTCGTCAATCTCAGCTAGGAGGTCTATCGTCTCTTGGACATGCGCATCAAACTCTTCGGGAGTCGTGACGTCCGCCCCAGACGCCTCTAGCTCGCGCATCCGCTCATTTAACTCGGCAAGTTCCGCGTTGACTTCGTCAAGAGTTCGCTCTATACGGGGGAGCTGTGGGGAGTCCTCGCCGTCAGGCAACGTGGCTTCTGGTGTCGTCGGTGCCTCTGGAGCTGAAATCTCCACGACCTCTTCAACTGGTGGGGGTGGCGCACCCCCGGTAGGGCGAGCCTTCTGAAACCTGTCGTATGCGTCGTCATCAAGAACTTGAGTATCACCATCAACCTGCTCAAAAATTAGTTTGGCAGTGACACCACGCTCCTGGTTGTTGTCAAACAAACGAAGCGTATCAAAAATGCCAGACTCTGCAAGCTCTGGAAAAATACTAGAGACGGTCTGGTAGGTCTCCTCGATGACTTTAGTAGGAACCTTACGGTGACTTTTAGCCTGACGCTCTTTGGCACGCTTAATGCCCTCATCGGGCTCCAGATACAGGTAGTTAGCCTCAATGCGCTTATAGCCATTCTTCCGGGCAAGCTCGACCTTTTTACGGACGCTGTCTACGCTTCCATCGCCTGTACCGTCAAAAATAACGTTGTGGTGGCGCTCAAGAGCAGCGAGGTGAATACGCTTAGCAATGTAACTACTCTCTTCATGGCTAAGACCAGCCCACTCAATATCATCCTCAGTAGCCTCGCCAGCCTCAATCCGAGCAAGAGCCTCCTGGACCTCAGGTAGTTCGCGCTTAACCTCATCAGGGTCAAGAAGAACGGAGTTCTCGTCATAACCCGTAAGCTCTTTGTTGACACCCTCAGTGAGTGAGCTCTTCCCGGAACCAGGACCGCCACCATTCATCCACTGAGTAGGGTTCTCAACGGGGGTTGAGCCCTCTAAGGCCCTGCGGATTATTTCATCGTGTAAAGCCTGGCGCTCTTCGGTAAAAGTTCCGTCTTCATTAAGGTGCTGAGAGGTAAGCGGACTTCTACGCATGTCTGCGAGGTCCTTTGGGGAAAGCTGTACGCTCTCACCCATGCTCTCTGGGTCGGGTGCCTCTGAATCAACAAGCGCAAGTTTTTCTTCGGAATCTGGGTCATCAAAAAGAGCATTGTCGAGAGCTTCTCTCGCATTTTTGGCATCTGTTGGGCCAGCGTCTTTAGCCGTTTCAGCATCATCGAGGTTGGCACGGAGGCGGGCAACAACTGTCTTAGAGTTTTTTGTTAGAGACTGTTCAATGTCTCGCTTGTCAGACGCTACAAAAGCGTCGGGAACTTCAGCATGCTCAGAAATCTTTTTGCCATTTTCACTGAGCTCAATTTTCCCCGTCTCAGAGTTATCAAGAATCTCAAGTTTTCCATCCTGACTAACCCAACGGTCCTCGCCATTTTCGCCAGGTTCAAAGTCCCAGCCCTCGGGAGAGTCAGAGGTTCTGATACTTTCAAGGTCAATAATGTTCTTGTCTGTAACTGAGACACTAGAGTCCCCAACTTCAGGAGCATCAATAACCGCCTGAACAAGCATACCCTTGCCAGACTCGACCTCGTAGAATCCTGCGGGTAGATTGGGGTCGCCTGCCGGAACATACATTTGAATGTAGCCCTCGCGAGAAGCAGAACCTACAGAGCGTGCAGTAAGAGGGACAACCTTGCCACCAATTCTGATATCAAACTTAACACCAGAACCAGTCCGAATGAACCTACCCTTGCGGTCACGAGGTTGTTTGCGGGCTCGAAGAGAACGAGCAAGCCGAGAGTTCCCACCAGCAAAAGGATTAATAGCCGCGATTAGGGCCTTCAGCACGTCACGTCCTTGGCTCACTTCAGGCTTCTTTCCTAGGTCAAAATGTGTACTAAATAAGTTTAGTACAAATACTTTTAGGTGTTCTTACCACTCAGCAGGAATATCCCAGGAGTCGCCTGGTGGTAGTTTAGTCTCAGAAATCTCTTTGTCTAGCCTTGCCCAAAAACCCTTGAAATACTCCAGAGTTTCTTCATCTTCAATGGGGTAAACCTCGAGATACTCTTCCATCGTTGCCTTAGTCAGTCGATAGTACAGAGCCTTGTTGATGATTTTTGTGGTTAATTTAGTCATTAATTCTTTTCTTCCTTTCCTCTATCAGTATATCAGCCCTCTCAATAATAGCAAGTATGGGCAGGCTCCTTGTTTTCAAGGTAATGACCTCCTCATAGAACATGCGCTGAGCAGAGCCAGGCTCATACACAAGAGCGGAGGCAACAAGGGTGCGTATTTCCCCTTCAGGGATTCTTTTGTCCGTAGTGAAAAACTGTGCAACTTCTCTACGAATCTTAAAAGAAGAAACCCACCTTGTAGACAACGGGTGCCCCTTAGGAAGCAAATCCCTGTGCTCCGTAGGAGTTAAAGTATCCGGGTTCTCGAGAGTATTAAAGTACTGCCCTACGGCACGCATGGCAACAGGATGTCCATTATCCTGCTCTCGCCTAATAAGAAGAGCAACCTCGTTCTTACTAGCCTGTAGTTGCTTTGGCAACGTCTGATTAAACTGCTCAGCTTCGTCACTGAGAATCTGCATCAAAGTCTTCTGAGAAGGGTCAGTCTTGCGAACACTCGCAACAAGTGTATTCTCGTCACTCGTCAAAGAGTCTATAACAAAGTTTAAATTAGACACTGGGGTACCTTATGCTTCTGGCTCGGCTAGCGGGATAGGTGGTTCTTCTCCTGGAGGAGCAGGAGGTGCGGATTCGTCTCCCCCTTCTGCAGGTGGTCCCTGTTGCTCAAGAATCTGCTCAACCTCGGTCGGAACAGGGGTGTCACTCTTAGACTGAACAGAATCACGCACAGCCGTCATTGCCTCGGGGGCAAAAGTTGCAAGAAGTGCTTCCGTCAGTTCGGGCGTAATCATGCCCTTTTGAATCATTAACCTCATAGCCAGTTCTGTTGGGCTAGGAGCGTCTGCCTCCGAGAATCCGTGTGCGTGTCTCCACGCACCGTAGCTAACCGCCATCTTGTCAAAGCCCGAGTCCGCATCCATCGCACGGTCGTTGCGCGTACTAACAGCGGAAGGGTCATACCAAATAACAAGGCGGTCAATGTCCGCATCCTCATGCCCGAGCGAACGCAAGTAGGGGCGAAAATACACAACCGTGAGAGCGTCTGCAATAAGAAGCATCAGAGGCTCAATGTGGGCTTTGTAAAGGCTCTCGTCAATCTGAATAGCGTTCGAGTAGCGAACATTCGCAAGACCCGTAACGATGTCCTTAGGAACATCAAGACCCTGGAGGATGCGTTCGAGAACACGGTCAGAACGCTCGGCTAGCGCTGGGTCAAAAGAACGCTCAAACTTGAACTGCTTGATAGCATCCCCAAGCTCAGCAGGTCCGCGAATGATGAGAGGAACAACAGCACTAGCGGAGGACTCGTCCGAGATAGGAGTCGTCATCGCATCAATCAGTTGCTCTTCAAACTCGTCTTCCTCCTCCTCAGGAGTCGGGTTCGTGATGTCAATCTCATCTTCGAACTGGTAGTCGTTCTCTGGACCAGCGGAAACGGAAAGACCGTCGGGAAGGTAGAGGGCACCAGCGTTCAGACGCGAACGGGCAGTAGCGCGGAAAGTACGGTTCAACAAAAGCAGCTCGGAACAAAGGTCTAATATACCCTTCAAGCTAGAATCTGGCTCATCAGAATAGCGGGGGTGTGAACGCCAGATACGTCCAACAAAAGAGTTCTTAGGAACGGGAACAACGTTAGCCGCGCTCAAGTCCCTACGTGTAGAAATAATGTACTGACCGCGACCGTCAATCTTAAGCTCATCAACAGAACGAATGTCCCACGTCTCAGGGAGGCTGGAGCCGATGCGCTCGGGAGTCTGAATCAGATAGCACTCACCAGCAACAAGAATGTTGAGGGCTGCGTCCCGAAGGAGTCCAGCCAGTCCGCCATATGCAGAATCAAGTCTCGCCAAAGCACGTTGTGCTGCCTCAGCAAGCGAAGGGTCAATAGTGTCCGAGTCCGTAACTGAAACGGGAGCGTTAGCTGGGTTTTCAATTACTGCAGCGTAAAGGCGGACGCGAGAAACAACCGAACCAACAAGACTAAAAGCGTACTTAATCTCGCCGATAGCGTCGTAGTACTCCCACGCCTCCTGTTGCCACTGACTAACAGAAGACGCACGCCGGGACTTAAACTGCTCAGCCTCAGCCCTATCATTAAGACGAACCTGGGCAGCTGCTGCCGTTAAAGCGCGAGGGGTGGAGTATGGAGCAGGTACTGCAACGGACTCTTTACGAAAAACACCCACAGCTTCTCCTACTTCACATCGCTAATAATGCCTGCAATTGCGGAAAGCGCAAAGGGGAGGCAGACTACAAGCATAACATTACTATTTAGTATATAACCGAGTGCAAGAGCTGTTCCAATCCACATACTCATACACCAGTAACACGTAAAAAAATAGCCAATCTTAGAAGTCTCGGGCGAAAATTTTGTAAAAATTTTTTCACGGATTCCGTTGAACAAAAAATCTTCAATAAAGAATTTCGAGATTCGATAGGTAGCCGCACTCAGCACAGCCAGCGCAACAAAGGTCAAGGTCATGTGTCTACTCCGTAGGGTCGTTTTTTGAATGAAGAGTGTTATACGGATTCCAACTTCTCAAACGAGACCCACACCCGCAGGCATCGTTACGTCGGAAGGATAGCTTTTTTCCCGAAACGGTAGTCAGGAAAGAGTCAACGTCCCTCGAGGAAGACCTAGTAAACATTGGGATGTCGTACTTCTCCTGGAAAACAACTCGGGGGCCCTCATCACTATCAACAGCAATCATAATCCGATTCTGGTACACCACAACCCGAGCCTTATCCAAATGCCTCGCATGTCTAGGATTCTGTGGACCCGAAGACATACTGTCATTAGGGGTCGGGTCATCGGAGGGAAGAATAGCAACATACGCGGGGAAAAGGTCGTACTTAACGGACATTTTTGACCCTTCTATACATGGCACGATATGTGACACCCGTGGCATCAGCAAGTTGTTGAATGGATACGCCTGTGGCGTGGAGAGCGCGAGTTAAATCCGTAAGTTCGTTATTAGCAAGTGTAGCGCTATGCGTGGGAGCGAGTCTAGCCCGATAGCGTCGGGCAATAGGCGCAAGCTTAGCAAGGCGACTTTTGTCGGTAGGAGAAATGCCCGGAGAGATGGGGCGTCGACGGACGTAGCTTTTATCAGCAGGCTTAGGAATAGTGGTATCGAAAGGATACGGGCCAGACACAATCCACGAACGGACTGTCGAACGAGCTTTCCCAAGAGCGTCACCAATAGCCGAAAGAGTCCACCCAGCCATATAGAGAGAGTAGCAACGAGCCTTGAGCAAAGGCGGGGTTTCCACGAGGGCGAGCAGATGCTTCTGCTCTTTGAGGGGAAGTGGCTGACTTCTGGCGGACCTTCTCATAAGAAGATTCTACAGGAAGATTTGGTACTTAAGGGCGGAAATAGAACAATAAAGTTATATTTTTCTGATATAGTTTGGGTTGTAAATCTTAAGGAGAGACATGTCCAAAGAATTCAAAATCAGCGTGGCATACCGCAACTACATGCTAAACGTATTCTGCACCAGTGAGTCTACACTGGCAGAAGTTTCACTAGTCGGAATGCTCGTCGGAAACGACTACGAGATTCTAGACTCCGTAGGCGACGTCCTACACATTGTCGACTTCGAGAAGGTGATGGACGTCCCCCGAGAGGCGCAGATTGCTTTCTCACACTTCCTTGCCGATGGCGGAAGTGCCATCCTGGATGCCAAGATTGCCGGAGAACCCGAGGAAGAGGTTGTGGCGGTGCCTGTTACAGCTAAGGCAAAGCCTGCTCCTAAGAAGAGGGCTCCGAGAAAAAAGGCTTAGTTCTTACGTACATAGTGTACGTTTCGGTACCCTTAGTTAAACTGCATTTGGTCGGTGAGTGGGGAGCCTCTGCGCTGAGCTGCAAATCGCCTGGTTTCCTGTTTTCACCCCACCCCCGCATGGCACGGCAAAAGTCTGCAACACCACCTAGCTACACAGATGTCAAGTCAATTCCAGAATACTTTCTCCTCTGTTTATTTTAGGGGCTGCGCACTTTTTCCTGGGGCAGATGATGTGTTTTAGAGAGGTACACCCCCCTCAATAGGGGGGGCCAAGAAAAAATATATACAAGTAAAGAATGTGTACCCCCCCCCTCTTGTACTAGACACAACAACAAAAGATTTGTACTAGCAAACATGTAACTCTGGTGCAACCCACCCTCTTCAACCTTGTTGACAGACATAGGCAAAGCTACCCCCTACCACCTACAGGCATGCACCCCCTAGGCAAGGGGGTTCTTTACTCTGCCAGCGTGGGGGTCTAGGCTTCCCCCTTATCAATAGTAATGATGACCACTGACACAGGGGTGGCCAGCAACTCTGTACAAACAATTGCACACTCAACAACAACACACCCACCCAAACAGGGGGGTCATAAGCTCAACCTCATGTACACAGTGTCAAAGAAAATTCCACCGGCGACACGCAGTGCGCCATAACTTGATACACAAACTAATCTACAAAGTTAGCGGTTGGCCAATAACGATTCCATAACAAACAACTCAAGCTCCAGCAATGCCATTACCGTATTACCGCATAAGTTCTACCGTACTCTGAACACTCCACGCCCGCCACGTCCGGCGACACTATTACCATCAGATATACGCCTACCCGCATGGGACTTAGCCGTAATCTTCCCACCACTGAATCCAGCAGGGGGCTTGATGAGCAAAGCCGTAAGTGCATGTACAAGTGCATCAACTCTGTCGGGAGACTTACTTTCACCTGGTACCCACGAAGTCATCTGGCTCTCGAGCTCCGCGAAGTATCCGAGGTGATGCACCCGTGACTGTTCATACGCTAGGGTGATGGGCTCTGCCCGCAGGGCTTTGCCGTACTTGGAGTGCACCTCCAACACCGTGATGTTCGGGTCGATGGTGTGGATAGCATTACTTACCAAAGCTCCACCTTGGTTCACCTCTGCCACTACAGGACAACCCCACTTGCGAGCCATGTCCACTACTCTCTGGGCCCACACTGTAGGCGACCCGAGGACACTAGCATCCTCCAGTACCCACGATTGTCTCTTGTACAGGTCACGTTCGGCGGTACTAGCCACTACGACTATCCCGCACTCATCACGAGGGCTCTCCGCTACCGAGGGGTCTACACCAATACAGCGTAGGGGAAGTCCACTAGGCATGACACTCTGCCTCCCAGCACTAATTAGCTCCTCCGTCCACAGTGCTCCCTCAACAGCGTCAAGCATCTCACCATAGAGCTCTTGTGCTGCAAGCCGAGTACCTTCATACACTCCCGTGATAGCACTCAAGTATGCCTCTGATAGGTTGCCAGCGTTGTCCATGGTTGAGCCCCGAGATATCCATATCTTCTTTCCCTGCTTGGCTTCATCTAGTAATGCATAGAGCACAGGCACGCGCTTGGGTGTGGTGGTCGCCAGTATCTGAGGGTTCATACCTAGACGAGTTGCCACCCTCAAGTTGTCCCATGAGGTCATGCCTGCTGCATCTGGGGTCTGCCTCCACGCTGCCAACTCATCAGCCCACGAGTAATGTGCTTGCACACCACGAAGTGAGTCAGGTTCATCAGCGGTCGAGAGTACAGCAGTGTTCCCATTGGGCCACGTGAGCCTACGCTTGGATGGTTCATAGAGTGGTCGCTCTGAGGGCGGGCTAACGTTGAGTACTCCTGAGTCACCCTCCACAAGCACGTCTCGCACGTCAGCTGCAGTACGAGCGACCAACAGGAATCTCAAGTGTCCCCGGTCTGAAATCTTAGCTCTGTCCCTAATCCACTCCGCTGCTGCCCTGGTCTTCCCAGCTCCACGTCCAGCTAAGTACAGTCCCACGTTCCACGAGTCATCAGCAGGGGGAATCTGTTCTGGTCTGCCCCAGAATCTCCAGTCCCATAAAAGGTTGTCAGGGTCTAGTCCTTCCATCGCTTGCAGTCTCTCCTCATCGGGAAGTTCTGCAACTATCTGAGCGAGAGATTTACCCATGTACTCTGTTCTCCTGGCTAATAGGTCTGTAGACTTTATGTTCTGAAGTCGCTTCTTTATACCCGTATCGCACTAACCGGAAGCGAAGTGCCCCGTGAGTCACTCCCAGCTCTTTACTCAAGCTAAAGAGTGATACACCACGTTCTAGGTGCTCATAAGCAATGAGACGAGTGTATTCCTCACCCTCCGCACGGTAAAGCGGGCTGTTCGAGCGCACTTGCCTAGCAAAAGGTTGCAGTTCCAACATCCGTTCAATGTTTTCTTGGCCTACTGTCGGGCGTACACTTTTTTTACGTTCTTCCAGCACTGGCTTGGGCGGGGGCGCAGGGATTTCAAAACCAATGCTGTTCGCGAAGTCCGCAAGACTTTCGTAGTCTTTATCGGTTGCACTGTTGATAATTTGTCGCACGCGCTCGCGGGTTAGGCCTAAAGGTTCAGCAATAGCACTCAACGTCCACCCACTGTCCCGTAGGACACGGGCAAGGTACGGCAAGGTCAAAGTGTTCCCGGCGTGGCGAGCTAGGTCATTTTGTACGTCATTAGGTAGGTTCATAGGGTCAAGGATATCATAGCAAAAACCCCCACGGGGTGTGTGGGGGTCTTTACTTGGGGTGTTGGCTAGCTAGCGCCTACGCGGTCCATAACGCCGGTCAGCTGCTCGACGGTAAGTCCCATGGTCTTACCTTCTCCATCGGGTAGTCCAGTGAATACAACATCACCTACGATAATGTCTTTCCCTGCTCCCCATGTCTGGTCGAAGTACCAAGTAGCTACATAGTTGATAGGGAGTCCTATCATCTTTCCTTCTTCATTTAGGTAGATACTCATTTCTCCAGCTACGTCTACTGCTTCAATCCACCCACCTACGGCACTCTGAAGTGTTGATAGTTCACTGTCCACACTGTCTAAGTCGAGCACTGCCACTTGTCCTTCTGTGGTTACTTTCACTGCTGTTCTCATCTTTCCTTCTTTCTGTCTTGTCTGTCATTGTCTTTTAGTGTGGGGGGCCGAGGCCCCCCGATGCTACAGACGTATCTGAGCGATAGCACTGAACAAGGCGCCCCATGAGCACCCGTAGTGCATCACCCCTAACTAATTGACTTGATACTCCAAGTATAGTTATCAAAACTAGCACTGTCAAATCGTGTCAAAAAACAAATAACCCCCCTAGCATCTAGTGCGTAGGGGGGCTACTCCGTTTGGTGCTAGGCGCTAAAGCGCATTAGGTCTGTGGCTCTCACTGGGCGACCACTGTCCTTGGTGCTCGGGGCAATGGTGAAGGAATCCCGAAAATCGTAGTACCTATCCCAAATGTAGGTCTCAGCATTACGCTCGGTGTCGAACACTAGTACTTCCCCCGCGCTGGTCTGGGCGTAGCGCCCCGTGGGTGTGGTTACGGTGTATCCGCTCATGTCCACTTCCTCTCTCTGTGTAGTTGTTATATAACTAGTATAGTGCTCACCACTGACAAAGTCAAATTGACAAACAAAAATTACTAAACCATAATACTCGCGAACGTAAAGAATGTGTATACCCACACAATACGAAAGACCCCCCGCGTAAGCGAGGGGCCTGACGTTTTAGGTTTTGGTTGTTAGGACAAATGAACGACTACGTTTGTATCGTTTTCGAAGAGTTTGGTCATAGTCTCAATGTCCATCAACCCTGTGGCAATAATGCCCATCCTATCTTGAAACTCAATGACGGACTTTTTGGTGCTGTCACCGTAGAATCCATCCTTGTCAAGAAAGGCGTCATAGTGCCCCCACTCAGTCAGCCTGCGCTGAATGTGGTGGACGGTAAGTGAGCGCTTGCGGGCAGTGTTCTTATACACAGCCTTAGACAAGTGCACGTCGTCTTGGTTCTTCCCACTAACAACAGCGTAAGCCGTTCTTGGGGCCAAAGACTTTGGGGGAGCAGAAACAGGAGCAGGCTCCGCTTCTTTCTTGGGTGGAGTAGGTACAACTTCATCAAGCTTGCGAGCAAAGTCTTTAGGAGTTGGCTTATTGGAGTGTGGCTTTTTATCTTCCATAATCACCAACTATAGCAAATTATGAACGTGTTGATAGGATTGCAGACCCTACCGCCAACAGAGCAAATACTCCAGCACCTTCGGGGTTCCCGAGGGCGAGGGCGACCAGGGAGACTACCGCAAGCGCCACGGACGCCACAGCAGTCCACACCAGGTCTCTTAGGTATACCCAGACCCTACGCACTACTTATCTTTCTTAGGGGGGAGCACAACGCCTAACAGAGGCATTTGTCTCAGGCGGGCGTCACGGGCATAGGCTCTCCATGTGCAGAACCCCATGCCCGTAACAATACCTACGGCAACAGATAACGAAACAAGAATAATAATTTCCATGTCGTTATCCTAGCGCACGTTGGTGTACATTGTCTCGACTACTTCTTTCCACACCAGTGGTGTCCAGTCGTAGGGTTGATAGCCTCCAGCGCCTCCAATGAGAATCCTACCTTCGGCATACTTCTCTACCATCTTCGACAGTCGGTGAGACGCCCAGGTGAATCCGTCAATGCTGTACTTCATTCCCCAGATGTCATTCTCATGTCCATCCGCACCAGCGGCGAGTAGGACTACATCTGGCTGATAGTGGTCAATAACTTCTTCCACTCCATCGAGAGCACGGTACAAATCGTAGTCGTATCCGGGCAGTTCGATATTCCAGTTGTAGTAATGGCTAGTCGTGCTGTGCCAGGTATGAGTCGTAGCAATCTTGCTATTCTTCATACTGTGGTTGTTGTCGTTGAATGGGTAGATACCCGAGGCGTGAATACTCAGAGTCGGAATGTCCTCCAGTTCCAAAAGGTTCTGTACGCCGTTACCAGCGTGAACATCCCAGTCCAGGTACAAAGGCTTCATACCAGCCTTCTTGAACTCCCTAGCAGCCCACACCATGTCGTTGAACACACAGAACCCTTCGCTGTGTGAATACTTAGCGTGGTGCTTAGCGCCTTGAGGATTGAATCCAACATTAGTCTCACCGGAGATAATGTTCTCAGTCAATCGAACAGTGCCCGCAAACATCTTGAATGCTGTCTCGGCATTGCTCTTGTTGGCACCAGACCAGTCGTGGGCTTGATAGGAGTCGAGCACCCGAGAAACATATCCAGGGTCGTGAGTAGCTTCTAGCTTCTCGCGGTCTCCCTCCCTAATGGCGGGCTCGATAATGTCTACTTTGTCTCCCAATGAATCAACGAGAAACTCCGTAGCAAGCTTCGCCCGAATAGGCTTCGTAATGTGGGTGCCGTCTCCAGAACCGAGGTCCCAGTTGAGATAGTCATCACTATACGCAATTTGAAGGTTTTTTGTCATAGGTGCACCTCCTTTTCAAAGTTGTGGTTGTGTAAATACACTTTCTGACATAATAAGCATACCAAACTACGCCCCAACTGTCAAGTTGAGGTCAATAGTCGGCTAATAAAGATTAGTTCCTTTAGAAACATTGCATTTCCCGTGAGCTGGTCTGCAATTATCTAGACTATTAGTACCTCACCCCCAACATTCGGGCGCAGTCCGGTCCCAAGAGCAATTCCCTGCTTCGCTCTGTGGTGAGTGGTGCGGAGCACTTGCCACAGCAGGAAAATACTTCACCAAACTTCGTGATGTACTCAACAGGGTTAGAACTCAGGATGTTGTAGAGCGACTGCTCTTCATCACGGGAGAACCGTGTGCGAACAAAGTCGCCCAATGAACCTTGCAACTTCCTCATGTAAGTCGTTCCCCGGTGCTCCCGCACCTCGACGAAGAGGTAGTCGTTGTCGAAACTACTGTCCGTAAAGACTGGCGCTACCAGTTGATACGGCAGAGCGTACTTCGACTTGGGCAAAGAGGTGAGCACGTCAGAGAACCTGACTACAGAGGCTTTCTTGGGCGTAGCCAGTAACTGCTCAATCGTGGCAGAGGCTTCGCGTACAGTCATGCCCGCAAACTCAACAGGGGCAACGTCACGCTCGGCAACCAAGTTGCGAATAAAAGCCATCTGGCGTTCGGTGGCGAATGATGTAGTCATATCAAATCCTTTCTTGTGGTAATCACACTGTACCAGAGACCACTGACACTCGCAACTATGACACGCCAATGTAGAAAGTTTGAGGGGACGTTTTCCGTGTGACGGAAACTACTTGCACTGCGGAGAGAAATATGCTAGAGCACGTCAAAAATTAGTTACAGGACTTGCTTTTTACAAAGTTTCATCTTATACTTGAGATATAAGGACGACGAAAGGAAACAAAATGCAAGACAACATCCCCGCAGAGGTCGCAATTCCCTTAGCAATAATCTTATGGATTGTCTACTTCGTTCAGGTTCGTAGAGGCCGATAGCCCAAAAGGAAACCCCCCC